GACATTGCTTTAGCAACATCCCTATCTACTACTGAAGTATACTCATCTATTAGAATGATGTCACCATCCTTTGAGGATGATATCAAGTATGCAAGTTCTGCTCTATACTTTTCACCATTACTTAATAATCGGTAAGGTCTCAACCAAGTTGGAATGGATGATAGACCGATGGATGTAAGGACTCTACCTGCTTCTTCTGGAGTTAACCAATCAAAGTTTGATATCAACGATTTCTCTTCATCAAACTTGATACTACGAACACCACCCAATTTATTTAAGATGGTGGACTTACCAGACCCACTACTCCCATAGATTACACCGATATTCCACTCAAATGTATCTAAGTCCCCAATTTTCATTGGGATGCTTACACTTGTGGTATCTCGGTCTTGAATATCAAATGTGTTATACACATACTCCGTGTATTCATCATTCTTAATCTTATGTGATAGTTTAATTTCTGACATTATTGGTAGTCGTTAAATTCTCCAAAAATAATATGAGTCCAAGTTTCACCTTTTACAATCCTGCGGATGTTGGCAGGTGATACACCATTGTTTCGGGCCAATACTTTGATGTTTCGGTGACCCACAGCCCACAACTTACGTATAGACTTTACTTGGTCTTCCGTAAGTTTATGTTGTGGGTGTGATTCTCCTCGCAATGCCATCCTAAACTTCCTCATTGAATGGAATTTCCAACTGAGTTCCTGGTAGGAATTGTGCAATGTTAGGTGGTGAATAGTTTGGCCCTTTCAAAACCTTACCATCTTCTCGATAGATAGGTTTACCATTCTCACCTAACTTTGACATATTAGAACGATGTACCTCGTTGAAGACATCTTCGATAATATCCTGCATTCCGTGAGCAACCATAGTACCCAATAGGATGTATAGTTGGTCTGCAAGAGCATCGGTGATTTCTACAAGGTCATCGTTATTACAAGCATCTAAATACTCCAACAATTCTTCTTTACCCAAACGATACCTTAAAAAGTAATCATCAGGTTCGATTAAAGTTGGTTTGGTATTTCTTGTTGAGTTGTATGCACTTTGGAAGTCCCAAAGTTGTTGTAGTTGTTTCTTCATAATATACTAATATACAAAATTATTTTCAATTATACAAGTTTTTTTACTTTACTTAATGCCGATGCAATTACTTGGTGCATATCATAGTATTTGTACTCTGCAAGTCTTCCACCAAATATCACTTTGTCTTTATCAGCAAGTTCCTTATATTTTCTATACTTCTCATTGTTGATATCATCATTCACTGGATAGAATGGCTCAACACCTCGCTTGTATTCTTTTGGGAATTCCATACTTACCCAACTTACTTTTTGGTTTTGGTTATCAAACCACTTATGTTCTATAATACGAGTAAATGAAGTTTCACTATCGGTATAGTTCATCCCAGCACATCCTTGGTAATTTTCAGTATTCAGTTTCATAGTATCCCATTCTACTGATTTGTATTCTAAATCACCAAATTTATAATCAAAGTATTTGTCAATAGGTCCAGTATAAATCACTTTATTAGAAATAGCATCCCACATTGATTTTTCTTTAAGATAATCAACACCCAAACGAACCTCTATCCCATCCAACAACTTTTCAAAGATTTGAGTATAACCACCGATTGGAATACCTTGGTATTTATCAAAGTAGTAGTTGTTATCCCAAGTAAATCTAACTGGCAATCTTTTGATGATAGATGCAGGTAGTTCGGTAGCAGGTTTTCTCCACTGCTTCTCAGTATACCCCTTAATTAGAGTTTCATAAATATCCTTACCTACTAACGAAAGTGCTTGTTCTTCAAGATTAGTTACCTTACCTGTAAAACGTTGCTCTTCAATCTTTTTCTTTGCATCGTGTGGTGTTGTGACTCCCCACATTTGGTTAAATGTATACATACTAAATGGTAATGAATAAAGTTTACCATTATAGTTAGCGATTGGGTTGTATCTAAAATTATTAAATTCTGCAAACTGATTAACCCAATCCCAAATCCACTTTTCGTTAGTATGGAAGATGTGAGGTCCATATTCGTGAATATGAACCCCATCTCGTTCCTCAGTATAAACATTACCACCGATGTGATTTCGTTTTTCAATTACCAATACGGACTTACCTGCCTTATTCAGTTCATAAGCACATATGGCACCAAAAAACCCAGCACCAACTATTATATAGTCGTAATTATTACTCATTGATTTGATTTAAAATCCACTCAGGAGTAGTAGGGTCATTTTTTAACAAGTTCTTATAGTAAGTTGAATCCATACCTAAGTAATCCAATGCACGTGCGTGCAACCAATGTGGTTCTTGACTTGTGTCTGGATATGCATAATTCATTATTAAGAATTGTCGATTTGGGAATGGGTTGTATCGGTCAGCACTTATTAAAAACTTAGATATGTTTAGCATATTTTGGTATTGACCAGTTTTCTCGTACAACAATGCCATATTGAAGTAATTTTCGTTTCGGTTTGCACAAAATTCACTTGCTCTTTGATACCATTTTATAGCAGATTCATCCTCGTTTAAAGAACGATACATTTGACCGATTCCAAATGCAGCATACCATGCCATTTCTTGACCATCACCCTCTGATATACCTTCTAATTCATAACGTGGGTTGGTTTGATACAAATACATTTTGTAATAGAATATTGCTCTACGTGCATATTCTTCCTTATGTAATTGACCATATGGTAAGTTTTCGACATCATCGTGACAATCTGCATAACTCTTAGCAATATACCACAAGTGATAATTATCAGTTAAGACTTTGCGAGTAGGAACATTACCCAATTCAAGATTTAAAGCATCCTTTAAAAACTTCATAGGTTTTGCCCAAGTCATACCATCGTTTGTAAGTAGATGTCTCATACCAATAGGCAAATTAACACGTTGGAATTCCTCTCCAATACCATCCCTATCTAAGTAAATGGTCTCGTGTGCTTTGTCTGGATAAAATGCCCAAGGTTCTTTTGCATTCCATAACCACGTTCTAAAGTAGGTTGTACCACCATCACGAGCAGCAACGTTAAAACTTTGAATAGAGGTGTCATCAAAAACAGACCAATCAAATTCATCATCGATTATCAACTGCTCATCAGCATCTACTCTTAGTATCCAATCACATCCGTGGTCTGCTTCAAGTGCAGTTTTGATACAATGGTCTCGATTAATACCGTGACCCTCCCACCAATCTAATTGATACAAAAACCCAGGAATTCCCTTCTCTTCAAAGAAATTGCGAATAATGTCCTGAGTCCCATCAGTTGACCCATTATCTTGAATTACCCAATAGTCAATGTAAGGCCATACTGTATTTAACATACGTTCAATACAATGTGCTTCATTATTAACCATTGTATTGAAACAAAACTTTGATTTTGTATTTTTCGTAACCATTTTATAACTCCAATTAAACGTTTAGATATTCAGATTCAGGCTTTACTCCTATAATTCGTTTAACCTCTTGCCCATCTTGCAATAGAACTACGGTAGGTATATTTCTTACATTGTATTGCTGTGCCAATTCAGAGTTCTCATCTACATTGACCTTTTGAACTGGTATTGTGTTGTTTACACGTTCCATCATCGGACCTAACATTCTACACGGCCCACACCAAGGTGCTGAAAAGTAAAGATATTGTTTCATATTTTCTTTCATTTAATTAATTTAATCTCAAGTGGAGTGGGGAGTAGCGAACTTCCCCACCCCGTTTCCGTGAACTAACACGGTCCTAAGATGTGGTCTTCAAACCACACTTCGTTTAACCATCACACGATACACAATCGGGGTCAGTAGCTCTCGTAGCAATATCACCACGAAGTACTGATTCCGTTCTCATATAATAGAGGGTTTTGATTCCTTCTTTCCAAGCCTCCATATGGACTTGGTTAATCCACTTTGGACTTGCTTGTGATGGGAATGCTAAGTTTAGAGAAACTGCTTGGTCAACGTATTGTTGTCTGATACCTGCTTGTTTAACTAACTCCAACTGATTGATTTCCTTGAATGTTTTGAATACATCCTTTAACCAATCCACTTCTTTGTTTTCAATCATCACATCGGCAATATCACTACGATTGAGTAATTTACCATTGACATATGCCCAATTGTCGAACTCACTCAAGTCTTGTACTGAACCACCATCTTGTAGAATTTTATCCCAAGTATCTTTGTTGTTCATATTCAACTTACGAAGTACTCTCTCCAATTCACGATTCTTACGAATGAACGTTCCCTTAGCCGTTTGTTCAGTAAAGACATTTGCAGCCCAAGGTTCGATACCAGCAGATACATTACCACTCAACTTAGAGTTGGATACCGTTGGTGCGATTGCTCTCAAGTGAGTATTTCTCATACCACTACCAACACACCAAAGTGGTTCTCCATACTCTTGAGCCAAGTCACGTGATGCACGTTCTGATTCAATCTTGATTTGAGAGAATATCTTACGAGTCTCAAACTGAGCAGGTAATCCTTCGAATGCCATACCCTTTTGTTGTAGGTAAGTATGCCATCCAAGAACTCCAAGACCCAATGCTCTACCCTTTTCAGCAGAACGAACTGAGTTCTCAAACCCTCTCATATTCTTAGCACGTTGAATAAACTCTTCGAGTACACCATCCAAGAACCAAGTAGCCGTATAGATAAGGTCAGTATCTTTCCACTCATCATACTTAGATAAGTTTAGTGATGATAAACAACACACGAATGAGTGAGACTCATCAGTATGTAATGTGATTTCAGAACATATGTTAGTCATATGAACCTTCAACCCATTATGTTTGTATGCTTCAGGGTTTTGTTTGTTTACGTTACCCTTATACATAATGTAAGGTTGACCAGTTGCTTTACGTTTCTGAAGTACCTTACCCCACTTGCGTCTTGCTTCATTGTCACCATCTTCAAGTTTTCTCATAAACTTATCACCAACGATAACACATTGGTTCAAGTTCAAACATTGTCGGTTTACATCACCTTTAGGTTCTCTGATTTCAATCCACTCATCAAAGTCTTTGTGTTCGATGTTTAGATTCACCGATGCAGCACCTCTACGAACAGCACCTTGATTTGTAGCAAGGATTGTTGAATCGTAAATCTTAGCAAATGGTACTACACCATCAGATGTTCCATTGTTAGTGATATTTGCACCAGCAGGTCTAATCATATTGATACCAACACCGACACCACCACCATGCTTTGCAAGTAACATCAACTCAAGGTTCTTCGACCCAATCTCTTGAATAGAGTCACCCACATCAATACCAAAACACGAGATTGGTAAACCTCTATCAGTACCAGTATTTGATAGCACTGGTGATGCAAGGTTCAACCACCCTTTCCAAATGTAATCAAAGAATTTTGATGCCAATTGTGGTTTGTTAAGTCTACGAGCAACTGCCGTAGCAACTCTCCAATAAGCATCCTTTGGTTTTTCACCTGCTAATAGGTAACCCTTTGAGATGGTCTTAACGTAAATTTCAGTATTTCCCCACGTTGGAAAGTCTACTCCGAGTTCCCAACCTAATTCTTCTCCGTAATTCTTCATAACTTCTTAAAATATATCATCCCAATCTTCACCTTCATTAGCCTTACTATAATCAGTAGGTCTTAGAGCAAAGAAGTCAGTATGTGTATGTCCACCAGTCAAGTGGTAGAACCATTCTAATTGTGCAGCTGAGTCTTCATCATATGTAAACATAGATTGGTAACCCAACTCATTTAATTTTTCATTTAATCTCTGATTGATGAAGTTCTTTAGGTCCTCTTTTTTAAGATTTTCCAAATCACCCATTTCAAACATCTTATCGATGTATTTGTGTTCCAATGTTTGAATCAACTCGGCGGCCTTTTGGATTGACTCTTTAGAATCTTCCAATAGTTCGGGATATTCTTCACACATATGTTTGAATAACTGACATCCCATACGAGAGTGTAGTGATTCATCTCTCACCGACCACTTCATTTGCTGACCGATACCTTTCAGTTTGTTTCTCATTTGGAATGAGTACAATACTGCAAATGAAGAGTATAGTGCTACTCCCTCAGTAAATGCTGAGAAGATTGCAAGTGAACGTGCTACTTCAGCTCTTGCTTCTGGATTGTTCTTCAAGTCTTCGTAGGTATAGTTGTTTGATACCTCAGCAAGATTCTCAAAACGTTCAGCAGTTGCAGGTTCGTGTAAGAATGCCTCAAAATCTTCTAAACCAAGTGACTCATTCAAATATGAGTATGCAGTAGCGTGGATGGTTTCTTGTGAACCAAACATCATTGCCATCTGCTTGATTTCGTGTTTTGGAAACCAATTAGTAACCATAGTGGTCCAGTAATCGGATACAGCACATTCCGTTTGAGCAAATCCTAAAAGGATATTACCAACTAAATTCTTTTCTTCGACTGACAAATTTTCATTCCAATCCTTAATATCACCTTGCATTGGTATTTCGGTATGTAACCAAAATGCTTGAGCTTGTTTCAACCAACCTTCGGTGTAGTATTCGGGGTATTCAAACGGTTTAAATGGTATTCGATTATCAAATAGACCCATAGGGTTCTCCTCTTTTAATTATTAGACAATATGTTAATTGGGGTGGTAATATATAGTCTCTAAAAACCAATATCACCACTCATTTCCTTGTATTTTTGGGCTAATTCTTTTCTTACTAAACTCTCCCCTTGTTTCATCTGCTTTGTGGTGTTTCTACCATCAATAGAATCATCATTATAAATGTGGATTTGACCAGTTGAGAAGTTTGCTTTAGATGGGAATGTCATACCATCAGGTCCAAAACGATTCTTAATTACGTGCCATCTACCAGTCCCTGCAAGTTTATCTTCAATCTTACGAGATAGAGATACCACGAAATCAGCAGTCATCATCTTTGAGAATGACCCAGCAATCTTGGTGCCGGTAATAATGTCATCTTCAGCACCACTTCTATTAATCTGAGATGCCGTGAAGACTGGAACTTCATACTCACCTGCCAATCCTCTAAGGTCTTCGATGATTTCTTCCAACTCCTCGTGTCTCTTTTCTTTAGCAGGTCCTCTCAAAAGGTCAGCATAATCCACAATTACCACATCTGGCTTCTTACCTTGTAAGGTCATCTTATCCATATGTGCTTTTAAAGATGTCACACTTGCAGTTTTGGTAGGATAGTGTTTTACAACAAGGTCACCTGGTACATTTTCGACTGCCTTCTTGACATCCTCCATATTGTACTTCAAATTACCTACCGCAACACCACTTAGAACTGCATCGTATCTCTGACCAGTGTAACCTTCGTTCAACTCCAAAGTATAATGTGCTACCACTTTACCCTTCTTCATTGCATTTACACCAATATTCACCAAAGCCCACGACTTACCAATTCCAGGAGGAGCAGCGAATAGTATCAACTCACCCTTACCAAAACCACCTTGTGTGATTTCATCAACAACATCCCATCCAGTTGAAACCACATTACGAACTGAATCTTCATATCGTTCTGCCAACATAGTCTTATACTCGTGTCCTATATCAGAGTCTTGACCTGCTTTCATTGCAGTATCAATATTCTTCTTAATGGTATCGTATTTACCATCCTCTAATAAAGTCACCGAATCTAAGATTGCGTTCTTAATAGATTGATTCTTACAAAAGTCAAGGACTTGCTCCTTTACATAAGTTAAATCTTCACTATCTAAGTGATTCCAAGCGAATTTTAATGTATCGACTACTGAAGTCTTTAACACATCTCTCTCAATGGTGTTTATCTTGACTTTAAGGACATCCAATGTTGGCATTGTCTCGTACTCATCAAAATATTTTAAAATGGTCTTAACCAACCATTCTGCTGCTTCAGAGTCAAAATACTCAGGCTTTAGTATATCGTAGATTTGTCGAGTATACGACCTAT